ATAGACTATTCCGCTTTGACAGCACACGTTGGGTTAAAGTTGAGGACGGTGTTAGAATGACTATGACAAATACAGATACTCGCAGTACTCTACGTTCAGGATTTGTTAATAATACCTACTATACCTACAACGATCAAGTGGCAACTGGATTCTCACACAATGCGACTCCTATATCAGGTCAAGCAAATGGCTATATCCTGAAGGGAACTTCGGTAATTTACACATTAATCGACTATATCTCAGCCAGCTATATTGCTATAAAACTAGACTCGTTCCAATTAGACTATGCCGTCGCTGATTATCCTACACTACTAACTTCATACAGTTATACAAATAGTCTAGGTGTTGTTTCAACTAAACTAAAAATTACTCTGCCAACAGGAGTAACCACACCCTATGACGGTACGTGGGCTATAACACTATATAATTACAGAGAAGCTCAACGTTCTAGTTTGAGTACAGCTCTTAAACCTAAGGCGGATTTCTAATGTTGCACTTTTATGATGCGCAGATAAGACGATACATCACACAGACTGTTCGTATATTCAGTAACTTTGTGGTCAAATATGGAGATGGCTCTTTACATAGGATTCCTGTTATGTACGGAGATGCTGATCGACAAGTGGCTAGTATAATCCGTAACAATTCTGAAAACAAAGTTAACAGCGTTCCAAAGATTGCTGTGTATATCAGCGCACTAGCACTGGATCGTAGCCGTACTAGCGATGCTTCATTTGTAGGCAAGGTACATGTGCGTGAACGCGATACACAAACAGATCCTGTGACTGGGCATACTACCTACAATCAAGCCAATGGCCGTAACTATACTGTTGAGCGTCTAATGCCAACACCGTTTAAACTAACAATGAAAGTTGACATATGGTCAGCAAACACTGATCAGAAACTGCAAATAATGGAGCAGATACTGGTCCTATTCAATCCCAGTTTAGAATTACAAACTACAGACAACTATATCGACTGGACTAGTCTTAGTGTACTAGACCTAACCAGCATCAATTGGAGCAGTAGATCGGTACCTGTAGGTGCTGACACACCTATAGAAATCGGCACCCTAACAGTTGAGACGCCTATATGGATCAGTCCTCCAGTTAAGGTCAAACATCTTGGTGTTATTACCAAGATTGTTACTAGCCTGTGGGGCGCTACAGATACCAGTCCTACTGGTTACATTGAAGGACTAGGCGAAGATCTAGCAGGACCGTCTGGTACTCCTAGTTATAGTGATTTATTAGCTAGAGAAATTGTAACCATTACTGATTACACCCTACAAGTTTACAACAACACATCGGGCGTCGGACAAGCTATCCTATTAACTCCCAACGAAGGATATATTCCCAGAGAACCTACACTAGAAATACCGGTAAGACAGGGTGTTCCGATCAATTGGCAAGAAGTATTAAACCGCTATCCTGGTAAATTTACAGCAGGATCAAGTAGAATATATCTAACACAAACTAATGGGACTGAAGTATCTGGTTCAGTAGCACTACCTGTAGATGCTACTGGTAGTGTCACAGACAGCGTGGTTATGTTGGTCAACTGGGATAGAGATACACTGGTTACTAATACTGGAATCGATAGTGCAGGCAAGCTAGATTTTGAGTCGGGCTATAATGCTGCCGGCAGTTATAGACCAAACAGTACTGGAACGTTTGATGCTATTATCAATCCATTGACATTTAATCCAGGAACAGCCACTGCTGGTCGACGTTATTTGATAATTGAAGATATCGGTGCAGTTGCCAATACCAACTACTCTGCCGCTTGGGGTAGCATAGTAGCCAAAGCTAACGACATTATAGAGTATACAGGATCAGCGTGGCAATTGATATTTGCACACGCTCAACATTCAAGCACCATGGTCTGGCAAACGAATATATACACTGGAGTACAATACCTATGGAACGGAGTGTCCTGGGTCAAGTCATTTGAAGGTGAGTATCAGCCAGGATCATGGAGACTAGAACTATAACAGAACGTATTGTTTGTAGCGGAGCATTATTCTACGCCAAATCAACGCGACGATTCTTGCTATTACAAAAAGCACACGGCAAACACGAAGGCACTTGGGGACTAGTAGGCGGTACAAACATCACAGGTGAAACCCCATGGCAGGGATTACAGCGCGAAATAGTTGAAGAAATTGGTAGTTTACCTGATATTAAAAAAACAATTCCCTTAGAAACATTTGTATCAAACGATACTGTGTTTAATTTTCATACATATCTGTGTGTAGTTGACTCTGAATTTGTTCCTGTGCTAAGTAATGAACACCAAGGATGGGCATGGGCTACTATAGACCGTGCTCCTAAACCCTTGCATCAAGGACTTCGTAATAGTTTTTCAAGCAAAACTATTCGAACTAAACTTCAAACTATATTTGATCTAGTTGATTTAATATGACCTATCAGGTTTCTATATTTGTCGACAATAAAATCAATTCAAGTTTTGTAAAAGCTAATAGCTTCTTAATAGAAAAATATAAAAAAGATATCAATTTAGAAAGTGATAAGCATACACTATTAAAACAGTTATGGATGACTGAGTATCGAGCACAGTTACTAGACAACGAAATCACTTTTAACAGCGATAGAGACTTAACTGTATTTTTACTAAAGTGGGGCTAGTGGTTGATATAAATGAGTATTTGGGTCATCGATCCAAATTTTTTGTATACTAAGATCTATTCCTAGTTCTCTAGCACGATCTCTTACTTGCTCTCCAGCAGTCGCTCCATAAAATATTTCTATTTTAGTAAGATCATTTAAAAATAAGTTATGTGTAATTATGTAAAATTCCACAAAAGGCCTATGTGCCGCATATATGCCAATATTCCCCATTTGAAAAAATAACTGTTCCCATACTTCAATAGCATCTATAGTTAATTGGTTACTATAATCCCAAGTATGATTCGGTGGTGCTTCAGATCCGTCTAAATCAGCATGATCAGTTGCTGTGTCAATCCACGGATTGTTTAAAATTTCGGACGTCGATCTAAAAATAAGCATGTCATATTTAGTAGTTGACAATTTTAGACCCTATAAATACCCTACAATTGATAATGAGGTACAATGATGGCGTTAAACATCAACGGTTTTTTTCCGGGGGAATTACAAGCAACTACTACTGTAGGTGGCTGTATTGATATATTTGAAAATGCGTGGCCGAATCCACAAAAAACTATCGAGCTGGTTGAAGAACAATGTGAGGATCGCGAATCAAACGTATATTGGCAACGTGCTGGTACAGTTGGCAGTGGTCCATTTCAACATGCTCGGACTAACAAAATTTTAGAAGTAACACATCTTTCAGAGATCACTGATAATTCTGTATTACAAAACATACATAATCAATTTAATATGTTACTATTGTCTGCTTCAAATCCCTATGCTAAAAAATATATGATCAATGAAACATTTTGGCATGAAGGATATCAAATGTTAAAATACCAAGGTGGTGAAGAATACAAAGCACACTATGATGGTGGTACGGATATAGGCAGATGTGTGTCGGCTATTCTCTACCTAAATAACGATTACGAAGGCGGCCATCTCGAATTTCCAAATTTTGGAATTAAAATTAAACCGCAAGCCGGGATGTTAATACTGTTTCCATCAAACTATGCGTATGCACATGCGGCACATCCCGTTACTAGCGGTACAAAATATGCTCTAGTTACTTGGATTAGAGATCGATCAAATGCATGAAATAAAAGTAATTGATAATTTTTTAGCTGAAGACGAGTTTAAAAAACTCCAGTCGGAAATGCTAGATCCCTGGTTTCCCTGGTATTATAATGATCATACAACCTATGATGGGCTTGGTACTACAAACTTGTATGATTTACAATTTATACACTTTTTTTATAGACACCATGCTCCCCAAGATAGATTTGAAATTGTTAATCCTATATTGCAAAAAATAAGTCCGGCTGCAATTATTAGAATAAAAGCTAATCTTAATCCAGTAACACATACACGAATCATATATGAAAAACATGTCGATCTAAGTTATTTAAAATGCAAAACTGCGGTCTTTTATGTCAATACTAATGACGGTATTACTGTGCTAGGCGATGATAATATCGAAGTAGCCAGTATAGCTAATAGATTAGTAGTGTTTAATTCTGATATATGGCATACTGGTACTAGTTGTACTGATTCAAAAGTTCGATGTGTAATTAACTTTAATTATGTTGAGGAAACTCCTCGATGATCTTTTTTAAAAAGTCCGAAATTGTCTTAGACTGCTTTACATACTTGCCCTATGTATACGATTGTGCTAAAATTAACTATGCTAGTAAATTCATGCCGGATTGGTGGAAGAATACGCCCGAATCAATTAATAACAATCCAACTATTAAACATTGTGCTGGGTTGATAGATTTTTATAAGACCGGAATTGTATTACCATCATGGTTCGAGATGGAGCTAACTATCTCTAAACTACATGACGAAAAATGGTGCGATTGGGAATCATCAAACACTGATGTAGATACTAGTTCATCGCATTCATCGGATCAGTTTAAAAGATTTGCAGACGTAGATGGAAATAATCTTAAATTAACATCGCCTTGGTTATTTAAAACTAAAGAAGATATTAATTTTACTTGGACACAACCTACTTGGAGTATGCGTGAATTGTTGAGTAATATTACTGTATTGCCGGCAACTATTAATTTTAAATATCAACATATAACTAATATTAATTTGTTTGTTATTAACAAAGAAGAAGCATATCAATGCAGGATAAAACCACTAATGCCGTTAGCTATATTGCATCCGCTTACTGATAAAAAGATTACGATTAAAAATTATCTAGTATCTAAGGAAGAATGGGATCGGCACTTAGGCATTAGCAAATTGATATTAAAAAGACATCCGAAAGAATGGATATCTTTGTACAAAACAAAAAAAGACCTACACTCTAAAATTGAAAATTTAAATAAGTGTCCATATAATCATGTTTAAACCTAAACCGAGTATTTTATCAAGAGTAAAAAATTCTATACTATCTCTTGTAGGTAAGACTAACATAGTCCGAGTAATTGAATTTAGACCGCATAATAAAACTACAGAAATAGTCGTTGATCCTCCAGTGCCTGCGTCAAAGGCAATACCAGATTGGTATAAAAATCTATCAATATATAGAGATAAAGCAGTTGAATGCCCTAGGCATCCGGCTGGAGATACTAACTTAACTATGAAGGCATGCATCCCAGTATTAGATGCATTAGTTTCAGGTTATATAATAACCTTACCATGTGATGTAATATTCGTCGATCCTGAACAATTTAACGGCAATCGAGTTATATGGGATGTTAGCTGGAAGGTTATAACTAGCCATACTGCTGAACAAGTTGGTAATATTGCACCTGTAGGACATGATCCTCGACCACTTAAATGGGAAGGTGTATGGGAAGTTACCGCACCGCCTGGGTATAGCCTATTATATACACATCCGTTTTATAGATTTGACCTGCCATTTACTACTGCAACTGCAATCGTAGACTCGGATAAATTTAGTAAAGCACTTAATCTTCCATTTTTTATAAAAGACGGATATATGGGTACTATTCCAAAGGGGACTCCTATAGCTCAAGTAATTCCTATCAAGCGAGAAACATGGTACTCGACTATTGAAAAATATGATGAGCGATCGGATTATATTTTTGATAGTATAAAAACTACATTTTTTAGAGCCTATAAAAATAACTGGTGGACTAAAAAAACATATAACTAGGAATCAAGATGAAATCTGTAAATAGCATACTAGTCGTTGGTGCAGGAACAGCAGGATTAATTACTGCATTGATATTACGACAAAAATTAAATGTACAAGTTGATGTTGTGCATTCTAAGTCTATTGGCATCATAGGTGTGGGCGAAGGATCCACTGAGCATTTTAGAGAATTCATGCAGTTCCTAGGAATAAGTCAATACGAATTGATCAAAGAGTGTGATGCCACTTACAAATGTGGTATCATGTTTGAAAACTGGGCAGATGAAAGCTACCTGCATTGTGTGTCTCCACCTTTTAATAAAAAATTTGCACAGTATAGCCATGTCTACGGAAGACAGATTTCAAAGAGTCTATCGTATCTAATCAGTGATATCCCCAAGAATAATCGAGTACCTAAATATTTTATAAACCGACAAGACGAATTGCCATGGAATCAATTTCACTTTAACACATATAAACTTAATGAATTTTTAATTAAACGTGCTAAACTGATGGGCATAAATGTTATCGATGATGAGATAGAAGATGTTTTACTTGATCAAGAAGGTAATATAGAAACATTAAAAGGCACAGCCGGCAATTATTCATACGATTTCTTTGTTGATGCTACTGGCTTTAAACGACCGTTAATGAACAAACTTGGTGCCAAGTGGCTATCTTACGGCAAGTATCTCAAGATGAAATCAGCTATAGTATTTCCAACACAAGATGAGGACAACTATAACATATGGACTCTGGCAAGAGCCATGGACTATGGCTGGCTATTTAGGATACCCACCTGGGGCAGGTACGGTAATGGTTATATCTACGATAGTGATTATATCACGGTGGAAGAAGCCAAAGCAGAAGTTGAAAAATATTATGGTAGAGAAATTACTGTAGGGAAGCAGATTAATTTTGATCCAGGTGCATTAGATCGAGTATGGATTAAAAATTGCTGTGCTGTCGGCCTTAGTGCCAGTTTTGTTGAACCATTAGAAGCTTCATCGATTGGCACTAGTATACAGCAGGCATTTATTTTGATGCACAAACTGTCTAATTATGATGATACTGTTGTTGAGCATTATAATAAATCAGTAAACGATATCATGGAGAATATTAGAGATTTTGTAATACTACATTATCAGACCAAGAAAACTAATACACAATTTTGGATAGATTGTGCCAATACTGAAATACCCGATTCGCTAGCTTCTAAGTTAAAATTATGGCGCAATAAACTTCCAATCGCTGAAGATTTTAGCGGCATGTCCGACTATATATTGTTTACAGTAGCTAATCATATTATGGTAATGGACGGATTAAATCTTTTTAATAGAGAAGCTATAAAAAATGAATATGAATCCAATCCCGATCACATTAAACAAGATGCTAAAACCACCATCGATCGCGAAATCCAATTTGATGCTAGTGTAGATGCAATCACGCACAAAGAAATGATTACAATAATTAGGAACCATCTTTAATATCATGAATAAAGATCAATTTAGAAAAAAAGGATATTGCATAGTCAAGTCAGCGATATCTGCTGAGCTTAGAGATTTTATAACACAGTATGCATTATTTGATGAAATGCAGAATTTTACACCAGATGTTTATCAAGTACCAACTGCACATTCAGTGGGTAGCGATCCTGCAATGGAAACATTACTATTGTTACTACAGGATATCATGGAGGAAAATACAGGTCTTAAATTATTTCCAACATATTCTTTTTTTAGAGTTTATCGAGATGGCGACATTCTACACCCTCATACTGATCGAGAATCTTGCGAAATATCTGCTACCCTATGTTTTAATTATAGCTATGATGATGTAGAATATCTATGGCCCATATATATAGAGAATGATCCGATAGGGTTAAGTCCCGGTGATATGGCGATATATCGAGGCTGTGATCTTGAGCATAGAAGAGACGAATTTGCACCACCGGTTGCAGGCCAATGGCAAGTACAGGGATTTTTTCATTATGTTAATGCCAATGGGCCTTACGCTGAATACAAATATGATAAACGAGAATCAATTGGTAGTTTAGTAACAACATCACTTTCTAATAGTAAATTAATATCAAATAATGAAGTTGCAAAAAAGTCTTATATTGAGTACACTAAATGAAACTAGATTCTATAACGGTAGTAGGGGGTGGTAGTTCAGGGTGGATGACTGCGGCTACACTTATTAAAGCATTTCCTAATAAAAAAATCACAGTTATCGAATCTAAAGATGTTCCGATTATAGGAGTCGGTGAAAGCACATTAGGATCCATTAGGCGTTGGACTAGATTTATAGGCCTAGACGAAGCCAGCTTCTTTGCACATACTGATGCTAGCTATAAACTTAGTATCAAATTTACTGATTTTTATAAAAAAGATTCAGGATCATTTCACTACCCGTTTGGAAAACCCATACAGTTTGCCAACGAAAATCCATTCACTGATTGGCATTTTAAAAAATATACTAAACCCGAAACACCCATTGAAGATTTCGTTAGATGTTTATTTCCAAGTGCCGCGCTATTTGAAAATAATAAATTTTCAGAGAACTTAAATGGAGAGTTTGATAATTTTAATATAGGAAATGATGTTGCCTATCACTTTGATGCGGTTAAATTTGGCATATGGTTACGTGACAAATACTGTATCCCGGCCGGTGTTGAACACATAACCGGGACTGTGGTCAATGTAACACATAATAATAATGGTGTAGAGACGCTAGTATTAGATGATCAGAGTATTATTACATCTGATTTATTTGTTGATTGTACAGGTTTTAAAAGTCTGCTTCTAGGTGAAACACTAAAAGAACCATTTGACTCTTATGCCGAAATGCTACCTAATAATAAAGCATGGGCTGTCCAAGTTCCTTACAAAAATCGAACATTAGAACTTGAAGGATTTACAAATTGTACAGCTAGAGAAAACGGATGGTGTTGGAATATTCCATTATGGAGTAGATTAGGGACAGGATATGTATACTCAGATAAATTTGTTACTAAAGAGCAAGCATTAGAAGAGTTCAAACAATACCTAATGTCGGATAAAATGATAGTGCCAAGGACTAGAGAAGAAATCGATCTACTAAATTTTAAAGAAATAACAATGCGTGTCGGAATACATAAAAGAACGTTTGTTAAAAATGTAGTTGCGATTGGTTTGGCAGCTGGTTTTATAGAACCTTTAGAGTCTAATGGTCTGTTTAGTGTACACGAATTTTTATTCAAACTTGTTGATATTTTACAAAGAGATCAAATTAGTCAGTTCGACCGTGATATGTATAATGTTAGTGTTAGAGATTTATTTGATAATTTTGCAAAATTCGTTGTTTTGCACTATGCATTATCGCATAGAAATGATAGCGAATATTGGCAGTCTATACAAACTACATCATTCAGTGACCGATTAGGAGATCCCTATAATCAAACAGTATCTAGAGTAGATACATTTTATAATATGATCTGGAGATACATGGAGGAATGGGCTCATACTTTTTCTACTAGTAAGGGAATTACCTATATTGCTACAGGTATGAATTTTCAAATGATAAACGAATCAAGAGCACAGAGTATTAGCTATGATAATAACTTTAATATAAGTCAACGTGTTAAACAAATTGATGCTGAATGGAATTTAAAAAAAGAAAAGTGGAACAAAAATTTAAAATCTTGTCCCACATTGGAATCGTATCTAAAAAATAAATTTTACAGTTAAGGTAATATTATTTTTGCATCTCTGAAAGGTATCTCTGATGTTGTA